CCTCTGAAACCAAAAGCCTTTCATCCCACCCCACCATCACCCACTTTGCACGCTTCGTTTTGTGCCCTATATCTCGAAAAGCGACTCGTCCATCATAGTAAACAAGGAGGCTCCGTCCTTCATCTTTTTGATGTCGTCTTCCCTCAGAGGAAGATAGGAAAGGACAATATCGGCTTTCAGGGCTTCTTCCCGCTTGGCGATCTCAACGCCAAACTCCGTGTAGGCGGAATCAGGGAAGCTGATGTCGGTGGCGGCGCCACATTCCATGACAATCTTTATGCCCGAGGAAGTGAGCAATCCGCAGCCCTCGGGAGTCAGCAGAAACCGGGTTTCTTCCGTATCCTCATAGTTTCCTACAAGTCCTATTTTCAGTGATTTGCCGTTTTTTGTATTTTCGGCGAGCTTTGGTTGAGGGTCAAGCTCGATAGTTTTTGTGTGTTCTTTCTCTGTCATGGGGTAAATAGCGGGGAAAAGATAATTTTTATACATGTTTTCTTGTGTTGCCCGGTCGGCCAACACTAAGGGCGCGTAAGAAAACAGACACGTCCTTAGCTGCCACAAAATTAATTCAAAGGATTGTAAAAAACAAATCCAATAATATTTTCAATTAAAACCTTCTGTTAAACATAGCTTAGGCTATTTTCTTTTTTTAGTTTTTTTAAAATTTCTTCTTTCTTCTCTTCTTCTATATTTTCTCTCTTTAAAAATTCTATTACTTCTTTTTCTGTATCTTCATATACTGTTCCAGCATAATATAATTCTTCTTGATATTCTTCAATTTTTATTTCTACTTCTGTTAATTTGGATTCATTTATTGGATATTCTTTTAACATTTTTTCAATATCTTCTTTTATGTATTTCATTTCTTTTGTGCCTCCTTAAATAAATAATATATTTTATACTTTCCTTTTACTAAATTATTTCTTTTTAATGTTCCTCCTATTTCTCTTGCTGTTAAGTTCAAAAACATTACTATCTTCTTTAATGTTCCTATTCTTATGCATTACTCTTTTTCTTCTATATCATATATTCCATAAATATTCATTTGTTTTCTCCTTGTTTATGTTTTATATTTTCTCTTATCAATTCATTTTTAAAATTATCTAATACTTTATATGCTTTATTAGTTTGTTCTTGATTGTAGTTTCTTTTTTCTAAGTTTATAAAATCTATTTCTTCTAATAACTTCATTGTTTTATTTATTATTTTGTATATATGTTTTATTGTCATTTGTATCAGCTCCTTATTCATGGTGATCTTGTAACTTTCCATTTTTCATTCTCACATATTTATTTACATTATTGTTTTGTGATATCACAAATCCTTCAACATTTCTTTGTGTCTTAGCTTTATATATTTCATATAAACAATTTAACTTCTCTATGTCTGGAAAACCTCCACATTCTTCTACTACTGGTACAATTCCTATGTATTCTGGAAATTCTTGATTCTCAAATGGATATTTAAATAGCTCATGTTCATAGTACAAATTCTTTATTTCTCCTTTATCATAATTTGCTTTTGCAAACATATATACTTTTTTATCTAAGTTAGGATATTTTATTTTTCCCATTCCTATCCATTCCCCAAAAAATCCACTACCTTCCATTAACTTGTTTTGTAAATCTTCTCCATGTTCTTCTAACCAACCTAGTAATCCTTTATATAGCATTTGTTTATTTTCTTCTATTTCACTTAATAAAATTACGTTATTTCTTTGTGCTATTACTAGTTCTCCATTTACTTTAAAAAATCCTATATTACTTCCATCTAGTTTTTCTGTTATTACTACTCTATTTTTGAATTGTACTCTTTTTGTTTTTGGATATAATGTTTTCTTTATCATTTTTTTACCTCTCTTTCAAATATTTTTTATAAAATTTCTAAAACTATTTTTATTTAATATTCTTTCCACTTTCTTATCTTTTTCTGTTTTTGCTAACTGTTCAAATTTTCTTATAATATCTTTATCAGTTACTGTACATTCAAATTCTACTTCTGTATCTGTTAATATATTTATATACTCTTCTTTATTTTCGTTTCCTATTTCTATTGACTTTAATGTTCTTAATTCTTTATATTCCCCATTTTCAGTTTTAAAAAATGTTTTTCCTTTTACATTATCTTCTAATCCAGTCATCTTTTCTCCTTAAATTTATATATATTACTTTTTCATTCTCACATATTTTTTTAAATCTTCTATTAGTTCTTTTTTTGTTTTACTGTTTAGCCAATTCATAAATTCTTCTTCAAAGTTTTTATCTTCAAATCTCATTTTTTCTCTCTTTCATTTATACTTTTTCTACTTCTTCTTTACTTAACATTGTTTTCTCTCTTTTTTTCTAGTAATTTGTTATAAATTAACATCATAGCAATTACTTAAATATACTTCTTTTGTTAATATCTCTTTTATATCTTTACTATGTATTAAAGTTTCATATCCTTTTGTATCACAATAAATTAAATCATTTTCTTCATCTACTGATATAACTCTATGTCTATTCACATAATCATCTATTTCTATTATATCTATTAACCTTTTACTTTTTACCACTATATCCTCTAATGCAAGGCTTTCATTTAACTCTGCTTTTTTTATTATCTCTCCTTTATTAGTCCTTATGTATTCTTTTGGCATTTAGCCCTCCTCCTCTATCTCTAAAATCACCTTACTTGTCTTTCCATATTCAAAAGTATCTTTAAATCCTTTTACATAGTTTCTATTATCATCTTTTAATTTTCCAGCTTTTACCATACTATCTAATATGAATTTCTTTGCAAAACATACATTATCTAAATCTCTTTTTTTATTTTCTTCTACCCAATGAAAATGTATTTTTATTGGATTCTTATATTCTGGTAATTGATTTATGTACCATCCTATATCTATTTCTACTTCTTTTTTCATTTTTGCTCCTGCAAATCTATTTTTTCTACATTCATTTATGTATTGATTTAAGCTAGGTAACCTAAATGGTATCTCTATTTTATTCATCTTTTATCTCCTAATTTTTTTATATCTGTGTCAAAACTTATTTGTCCATTTGCTAATATTCCGTTTAATCTATCTAAACTTATTTTGTGATATTCTGGATCTATTTCTATTCCTATGAATTGTCTATTTAATTCTTTAGCTGCCACACAAGTTGTTCCACTTCCACTAAAGCAATCTAATACTATATTTCTTTTTTGTGTAGTATGTTGTAAATGTCTTCTAACTAATTCAATAGGTTTTATTGTTGGATGCTTATATTTATCCTTATCTTTTTTATTTATTGGACTTGAGTACCATTTACTTTTATATTCATAACCTTCATTAAGTTTTATTCCACTTTCTCTAAAATATATACAATATTCAATATCAGGTAACCATACATTATTAGTAGCTGGTGTTGGATTTGTTTTTGTCCATACTAATATCTCAAACATATATCCTTTTTCTTTAAAATATTTTAATATTTCATATATTTGTTCTTTACTGCACCAAATAAAGCAATTTAATTTTTTTGAAATTCTTATAAATTCCTCCAGTATTTTATAATCAATTCCATTTTTAATATCCTTTAAATATTTATTATGTAATTTATCTATTCTTCTTGCTAAAGGGCTATTTCCTTTGCCTCCATGTGCTATTAAATATGGAATATCTGTATAAATACAATCAATACTTTTATCAGGTATGTTCTTTATTAGCTCATAACTATCTCCTAATGTTATAGTGTTTATCATATCTTCAAATTTCATATCTTCATTTGTTCTCCTATTCCTAATATTTGTTTTATTTTTTGTATTGGCTCTTGCACTAAATCGCATTGTGCTTGTCCGTTTGAAGCCGTTCTAACTCTAGTTTAGAACATCCATTACAAAAGTTATTTTGTATTGCTTTTCCACATATTCCTCCTAGTTGTTGATAATTGTATTCCATTTGTTACTCCTAATTCATCTGTGGTATATGTTTCATGTTTTCTGATACCATATCTACTAAATAAAATCTTTTAAACTCTACTTTTTCTCCATATCTATTTTTACTACTTTCCCATTCTGCTCTAAATTCATAGCCTTCTTCTTTTAACTCCTTTATTCTTGTAGCAAATTGCATTATTCCTAAATCTCTACAAGCATCTAAACTTGTTATACTTCCAAATTTTCGTATATAATTTATTATTTTTTGTCTTTGTGTTATTTTCATTTATTATCACTCTCCTTTATAAATCACTTTTCCTTCTGATTTCATTTTTAATATTTTTATTCTTTCTTTATTACTAAAGCTCATTAACTGCTTTTTATTTATTTCTAGCATATTCTAAATCCTCCTAAAATCTCCTCTTCTGATATTCTCTGTATCCTCTCTATCTTCTCTAATAACGTTTCTAATTCTTCTTTAAATTTCATTATTTTATCAATGTATTTATTAAATTCTTCTGGTTTTTCTTCTATATAGTTACAACCATTATAATAACGATTTAATATATAGTTATATTTCATTTTTAATTCTTCTACCATGGCAATTCTTCTTTCTTATATTTTTGTCTTTCTACTTCTTCATGTGTCATCTTTTCACTTTCTATATATGTTTTTGTTTTTGGCAAATATTTTAGTCCTACTAATCCACATCTTTCTCCTTTTGTTTTTAATATTTCTAAAACTGTATTTACGTTTTTTATATTATAATTTTCTTTTAATAATTCTTTTTCTAACCTTTCATAATCTTTACTTTCTTTGTCAAGATTATCTACTCTCATTATTGATATTATGTTATAGGCTTTATTTACTATATTTGAACTTCCTGCTATATCATATAAGGTTAATCTTGTTTGAAATCTTTCTATTTTTCTAGGGTGTGCTACTAAATGTATATGTACTTTTTTATTTATTGCAAACGTTCTTAATTTTTCCATTACATTTGTTTGTTCTTGAAATACATTGTCTGTCCTTATATCTATTTGCATAAAGTTATCTAAGAAAAATACTTTTATTTTCTCTTTTTGTCTTATTTCTTCCATTGCTTTTAATAATGTGTCTATATTTCTTTTAGCTTCATTGTTATATATAAAAATTTTATTTCCATATATTTTTTCAAGTAATACTGCTTTTTCAGGTTTGACAAAAGTATCATATACACAACTATTTTTAAATTGTTTCTGAATTAAATCCTTAATTTGCGATGATTGAATATATAAATTATTCTTAAAATCCTCTTTTGTTTGTTCTCCATTAAAGAAAAATATTCTTTCTCCTTGTTCTATTGTATTTTTGGCAAGCATTGTCATTACTGTTGTTTTTCCTGCATTTGTAAAACCTGTCCATATTGTTATACAACCCATTTCAAATCCCTTTGTGTTATAATCTAATTCTCTTATTCCTGATAGTACTCTGCTTTTAGGTGTATTTATATATTTATAATCATCTAATCTATAAAATAACTGCTTTTCATCTGCCATTTTTGATCTCCTTTGTATAACTTTTCTTTATCTTTTGTATTTTGCATTATTTCAAATTCTATTTCTAATTTTACTTGCTTATCGTATAAAATTTTTAAAGTTTTAAAATAACTGCTATTTTCAAATATTTTTATTAGTTTTTTATTTTCTTGTATTTCATCACATAAGTTTTGAATTTTATCATTAAACCATATTTCTATTTTTAACTTTCTTTTTCTTTCTTTCTCTCTTTTTTCTTTTAGTTGTCTAATAGTTTCTTTATCTTCCTTTTCCTCTAATAGTGATAATCCAAAATCATTGCATAGTATTTTTAAAGCTTTATAATTATCTGTATTAAAATATTTTGCTACAAAACTGATAATGTCATAATGTTCACTACTTCCAAAATCATGTATTCCTTTTTCTGATACACAAAAGCTTGCTGTTTTTTCTTTTCTGAATGGGCTTTTATACCATATTCCTGTATATGTTCTTTTTTCTGGCTTTCCTAGATAGTGTTCTATTACTTCCTCTTCTTTTAAAAGTGTTTTTATTTCTGCGAATTTATCCATTTTCTAATCCATTATTCTTTCTAAAATATCTTCTGTTGGTAAAATTATATTTTCGCTTATATTATTTATTTTCTTAAAATTATCTATCATTTCTTTTATTTGCTTATTATTATATTTTTTTATTAAATAGCAATATTGTTTTAAAGCTTTATCTAAATTATTATTTTTAAGGTTGCATTTTTCTTCAATTATTAACATATTCCATAGTTGTTCTTCATTTCTTTTTTTTATTCTTTTATTATTAATTTTTTTCATTTCTTCAATTATTTCTGATATTGTTGGAACATATTTATCTCTAGCAATATTTAATTTTATCGATTTTATAAAATCTTCATTTGCTTCTTTATAATCAAAATCTATTTCTTCAAAAATTTCTTGCCATATTTTTAATATCTCTTTTCCATTATTTTCATCTTGCATTCTTTTATCAAATTCAATATATGTATATCTAAGTATTATAAGCCCTTCTAAAATAACCTTCTTACTAATTTTCATTTTTAAGTTCCTCCCTCATCCAATCATTTTTTTCATTTTTAACCTTGTTAGCTTCTCTTTTTACTGCATCTATAACCCATTTCTTTATGCACAAATAATGTGATTTTGCTTTATATCCTTTCATTTCAATATACTCATCTAAGTAACTTATCAATTCTTTCCAATTTTCATATTCCTCTTGTAATCTCTGCAATTCTTTATCTTTCAGCAATACATTTTTATATTTGCCATATTTATGTTTGCTGGCTTTTACAGAAGCTGAAGAAGATTTATCTTCGAAAGCTGGTATATTATTCTTATCTATCCTATCCTTACCTAACCTTACCTGTGTCGACGGTTCGTCGACGGTTTGTTGACAGTTATTACTAATTAACTTATAGCTTTTATTTTCATCTAGCATTAACTTAGCTTTTTCTTCTTTATATGGTGTTTCATTATAAGTATCTTTTCTTATATAATTGTGTATTAGCCAATGTTTTATTACTACTACTCCATTTTCAAATGGAATAATAAATTTTTTAATAATCAATACTTTTAAATCATCATCTGAAGCTCCTGTCATTCTTATTATTTTTTTAGGACTATTTATAAATCCATCATCATCTGCTCGCATAGATAAATCATAATACAGTAATCTTGCTGATGTTGGCATATCAAGAAAAGCATCACTGTCTATTATCGTTTTTGCAAACATTCTTCTCTCTGCCATAAAATTTCTCCCTTCGTACAATATTAGTGCTAAGTTTATTGCTTAGCCTTTGTTGTTTAATCTATAAGTAACTCATTCCAAAAATTTGTATAAATTTTTCTCTA